AATATCAAACTCTAAACATTTTTTTCTAAGATAGTCATTCAACGCAAAGTTATTAAAATGATACTGATATGTTTTACCTCTAACAAAACCTGACAACTCTTCTCTTCTATCAATTTCTGGATTGATAAAACATGCATATCCACCGATTGGCATACTCATATTATGATGAGGTGATACATTACAAGGTGTGTCTTCTGTATGATATGATAAAAGAGAATGTAAATATTCATGACCTTCGTATAACCAGTCTTTAAACAAAACACCAACTTTCATTGTCGCCTTTGTTTCTCTTACAAACTCATCCTCATCTATTCCTGAATGTTTTATAAACTCTTGAATATGTTCAGTTGTACCTTCTCCAACTCCTAGAATAGGTGCCTTACCTGATTGTATAATTTTAACATTTACATTTAAGTTTTTTAGAAATGTTTTACATAATATTGCTGTCATTAAACCAGCACTGCCAGCACCTAATACTATGATATTTTTAACAGGATAATCTTTCATCATTATTCCATAAATTCATCTAACGCACCTCTGCGTTCTTTCTTTTCTTTCTGTATTTCTTTTATTTCTTCAACTTGCTTATCATCATACATATTATCTTGTAGAAACTCTAGATACTGATTTGTATACTGACCATCATCATGGTCGTCAGTAAATAGACTTTCATCAACAACCATGTTCTGAATAATCTTTTGCTTCAGTTCTGTTTGTTTCTTTTCTTTTTGTATTCTTCGTAGAAATGCATAGTAAATAATCTGAGTAAAATAAGCGAATGGATTCTTCGACTTCTCAGGATTAAAATTGTGTAAATACATTAAACAATTTTCGATACCATCAGATATCATATCATGCTTATATGTATAATTAATAAAGTTTGGACGATATGATAAATGTTGTGCAATCTTCAAAAAACATTCACCAATATATCTTGTTACTGGTGGTGTTTCTTTACCTGCCGATTTTGCTTCATCAACTTTTGCTTTATATTCGATTAGTGCTTCTAAGAACTCTTTGTTATTGACATAGTGTTCTCGCTTCTTCTTTTCTGCCATAATATCTCCATAATAACTATTGACAACACCTACTTAGGTGCATATAATAGGGGTGTTCCCCTTTCAGAATAACTTAATGTTTTGTTATCTTGTGCTTGTTGTACATATATTCCTCAACTTGACTTGTTTCATCTAGACTATCATCTAGACCTAACCTCTCGTTAAGGTCATCAACAACGTCTTTCAACTTTCTCAATCTTCTTGCTTTCATTTCATAATCATCTTCAGGTTCATCCATTCTTTCAACAGGTGTTGATTTCAATCTTTCTATGATAGTATGATAGTAATTTATAACATCATCTCTAGGCATTGTCACGGTAATAATGTTACTCTTTGCAACATGAAATATTTGATTTTCTGAGAATGATTCCCAAGGTCCGAATGTTGCATTTTCAAATGCACCCTCACCATTATCTGATGGTGACATCCACTTATGAATTCTCACAGGTTCTATAATTGTAGCATAGTTCTTTTCTTCATCTACTCGTAATTTACATACGAGACTTTCACCATTTGTTAATTTTATGAGTTTAATTGGTGTTGTCATATCTTTACCTGTATAGTTTTATATTTGAACTTCTCTTCATTATATATCTTTATTCTTTCAACGGCATGTTCTAATGTGTAGTTTCTGTGATGTTTCCAACTCAAGTCATCTGATATATCAAATAAAGTTGCTTCATTTTTATTTTCACCTAACCTAAGACCACGTCCAATAGACTGTAGATTTCTGATTTTTGACTTACTAGGGGAAGCAAAAATGATATTATGCAAATTACGAATATTAATACCAGTAGAAAAAGTCCCGTAACTTGCAACGATAATAGCATCAGTTTCTTTCTCGGTAATAGCACGAATTTCTTCTCTATCATTTGCTGAGACACCTCCGTATACAAAGAATACTTTTCTATCAAGAGATTTGTCTTTGATGAGGTCATACAACACTTTACCATGCTTCTCTACATACTGAAATAACAATAGAGAGTTACCTGATTGGTCTAATGCTAAGTTCTTAATAAAATTATTTCTTGGTGCGTATGATACTAAAAAGTCCATTTCTTCTTGATATGAAAACTTCTTACAATCTTTCTTCACTTCTTCTGAATAATTCAACATTAAGCACTTAATATTTAGTTTAGCAAGTTGACCATCTTTCATCAATTGCTTCGATGTTGTAAATTTACGAACAGGTCCAAACAAACCCTCTAGCATCAACTTATGAGTTTTTGTACCGTCAAGAGTACCAGTTGTACCGAAACGCATGACAGCATTCTCTGTTTTCTCCATAAGTGTTTTTAGACTTGTTGCTTTGAATAGATGTGCTTCATCACCAATTACCATTTTATACTCTGCGAACCACTTCTTTGGCAATTTATATACTGATTGCCATGTAGTGATTACAATTCTTTTGTCGGTTTCTTTGTCATGACCAGAATAAATTCTATGACAGTTTGCTTCTACGTCATACCCATAATCTGCAAAGTCTTTGTACATCTGTTCTACGAGAGATGTAGTAGGCACAATAATCAATACACGACCTGATGTACCTAACTGTGTAAGACCATAGATGATGAGTGATTTACCAGAACCAGTAGGAGAAAGCATAGTCAATCTTTTATCATTGATACCATCACGAATAGCATCTACTTGATAGTTTCTAGGATTAAAAGGTAGTTTCAAATCAACTAATGCTTTTACTACATCTTCTGTTGAAATGTTCTGCTTCGGTATGACACTATCTTGACCTACAAGATAATATTCTCTCTGCTTACAGAATTCTTCTAAGTGTGTCATCAACCCGATATAGAGTTGACTAGTCCACATATTGAACAAGCGTATCTTACCATCCCACTGTCTAGTTCTAAAAGATGGCATGAACTCTGCGCCAGGAACTTTGAATGTAAAGTAGTCTGACAACTCGTATTTAATACCAGCGTCATCACAATCTACAGTCATGAACACTTCGTTAATTTTTGTGACGATTATTGTATTCATCTGTTATATCAACAAAACTTTGATATGTAGCACCACAATTGATACATACATAATCTTCAGTCAAAGGTCCTTCTTCACTCTCAAAATAATATTCGCCACATACTGAGCATTGATAAATTCTAGGTATCATTACATTACTCCGTTTGTAAACTTATGCCATTCAATAGCATGTTTGATGTCAAACCCTCTACTACTGATACTACGCAATATTCTCTCTAGCGTATCTACTATAGTCTCCCAATATGCAATTCTATCTTTCTTCTTAATTAAATCAAAGTCTCCATCTAGTTGCTCATCCATTTCATTCTTGAGAGGTTTCGCACCTAGATATTGTTCCCACCCTAAATCATTTAGTTCTTTTTGAGACAACTCACCACGATAATATCTCCACTTATATCTACGCAATTTGTAATAGTCGCTACGCTCTTTTTGTAGATTGAGTTTAGATGTGGATAAGATTGTCAGATACTTCGCATGAAGATTTGGCACATTCAATGCTTCTTTGTCGAGATTGATATCATCAATCTTAGCATCTTCTTGCCACATTGTTTGTATCTTATCTAAATCTACCATTATTGCTCCATTCAAATGTACATAATATAACACTAACTACATCAAATGTCAAGTTAAATTTTGACTATTTCGTAGTGAGAGTAGGCAAATGATGCCGATGCGGTAAGATATGGCATTGTAGTATCGGTAATGTCAAACTGAATTGCTTCTAGTGAAGTAGGGAATAAGTCCTTAAATCTTACTTCTATATTGACTTTGTTGTTACTATCTGTAATACTCATTGTTGCATCTGTCATGGTAGGTGCGATAGGTTTCAATGTTGCACTTCTTGCTGTAGGAAATTCTGCTTGTCTATTAATATAAGCATTATAATCGTCTGTGTCAAGGTCTGCAGTAATTTGTACCATCCAATCTTGCAATGCTTTGAAGTTTGTCATGTTCTCATCAATCAAGAATGTTATCAGCATATCACCAAATACTAGTGTATCACCAGGCAAAGGTGTATCTTTCATTCTGGTCATCTGCATAGATGATGACATAGAAATGTTAGGTATGTTAGCAGTTTGACATGTGAATGCAACACCTTCTAGTCTTTGCATCGTGAATACGAATTGAGAGGGTGTCAAAAAGTTCAAATTAGATGCCGCTACACTATCGGTCCAATTTGTAATAGTTACGTTTGTATCATACGCCATAGTAGTTTCCTATCTTTATACTACTATTTATCCAATAAAAAAGGGGAGCATTTCTGCTCCCCTCTAAGTTTTCTCTCTCCCTTTAGGGATTATCTTACATCAAGTTAGTTACTGTTACCAATCTGTAGTAAGAGTTGCTATCTGCAGAGATAGAAGTGAATGGGTTTGCCACTAGACCATAACGTGTCTTGAATCCAATCTTAGGTTGGAAAGTGTTCTCTCCCACTGCACGAACCATTTGCAGAGGCACATATGGACAATAGAACAGACCAGCGTCATATGCGTTAGCGCCTTTGTAACCAACACAATAGAACTGATTGCTGTCACTGTCGTTTGCTGAGTATGGGTCAACGTACACTTTAATCTTACCGTTGATAGTACCAGCAAATGTGTTACCAGTATCATCTACGTTCAGATTAGTCTGAAGTGCAGGAGCGTAATCAAGTACGCCTGCCATAGACAGTGCAGATGCTACATCACTTGAAGTGATGATGAAGTTACCCTTACCTCTACGAGTGTCTTGTGCGATAGTGTTCGCATCTCTTTCGATTTGGAACAAGAGACCCTTAAATCTCTCTACGCTCCAACGACCGTTGGAATCAACGTCAAGGTCAAAAGTACCTGCGCTTGCTACTGCACCAGACTGTGCGCCTGCTTTAGCAGAAGTGTAGATAGTTCTTACGACTTCTCTGTTGATTTCAGCAAGAATTTCTGCTGAAAGGATGTTTGCAAGTTCAGTTTCAGCGTCAAGACCATGAACTGCTTTCAAGTCTTGTGCAAGTTCAAGAGTGTATTCTGCTTTCAACGCTCTTGTCTTTGCTGTTACTGAAGTCTTTTCGATGGTGAATGCCATCTCATTGAAGTGACCTGAGTTACCCATTGAGACTGAACCATCTCCAAGTGCTTCACCAGTACCCGTACCAGCGCCAGCGCCAGTTGCGTATGGTGATTCCACTGGGTTACCGCCAGCATGTGCTGGGTTAACACCAGCAAAGTCTGTGTCTGCTTCGTTGTACAATGCTTCTGTACCACCCTGTGAAGAGTAGTTAGACTTCATTGCGAAAATCAGACCAGTTGGACCAGTCATTGGTTGCACGCCACAGATGTCGTATGCAATCAGATTTGGCATTGCTCTACGAACAAGCGAAATCAGGATTGGGTCAAACTTTGCGATACCGCCTGTATCAGGCATTGTATCAGCGTGGTTAGTCGGGATTGCTTCGTTAAGCATTCCTCTCTCTTCACGCATTGCTTTTTCTTGGTTCTCAAGAATTACAGTGGTTACTGCCTTCTTATAACTATCGCCGATTTGTGGTAAATCAGGATGGTCGAGGACAGGACCCCACTTTGATTGAAGGTTTTCTGTTAAAAACATTTTGTATCTCCTCGTTTCTTTCAGTTAATATTTATAATATTATTTATTTGCCTAGTGTTCTGGAGATTGCAGAAACGTAGTCTTTCATCTCACCGGTTAGATTGACAGTTTCAGTTTGTTCTTCAACAGCAACCTCGTCCTCTTCGATAGGTTTGGCGACCTTTGGAAAGTAACTCTCTTTGAGTGTTTCCAATTCTTGAGCGAAAGAATCCTCATCTTTGAATTCTACGCTTTCTACTAGTGACATGAACTTCTCTTTCTGAGTATCGGTCAAGTCTTTAGCAGATTCCTCAATTTTAATTGCTTTCTTTGCTTCGTTTACCAACTTAGCAGTTTCAGCATTCTTTTCAATTTGCTCATTGAGTTTCTCATTGAGTTCATCAATCTTTGACTGTTGTTCTGCCATCACATCATACTTGTCTTCTGGAACATCAATGTAATGCTCTTCAAATACTTTCTTCAGTGATACAATAAAGTCTTCTGTGATTTCAGACTTCAGACCACGCTCAACAGCGAGTTCGTTGTCTTGTGACCACTGCTCAACAACATATGAAAGATATGTGTCAACTTTATCAGTCAAATCTTCAGCAATCTTAGAAGTTTCTTCTTCGATTTGTGCTTCGTAATGCTCTTCAAGTTCAACAATCTTGTCAGCAACTTTAGAGTTTACTGCCGCTTCAAATACAGTCTTTGCTTTTGCTTTGAATTCGTCATCAAATTCGCCGCCTTCAGTAAGTGCAGATACATCATCTGACATATCGACTTCTTCATTTGCTTTCTTTTTATGATACGATGACTTGATGTAATTTTCTGCTTTTTTCATCACACCCATTTCATCCATCTTATCGACCATGGCATGAAGTTTTTTCCTCATGTCTTTCATTTCTTCCATATCGTCATCATCTTTATCATCGTCATCATCTTTTTCTTCTTCGTCATCTTCCTCATCCATTTCCTTTTCGCCTTTTTTCTTCTTGGCGTCCATTGCTTTTTTGAGGGCAGGTGGCATTTCACCTTCTGTGACTTCTTCTTCAGCGACTACTTCTAAGTCTTCGTCTGCTTCGTCTTCTTCTTTAACTTTTGTAGCACCTGGTTTGATAGATTGCTCACCTTTGTTTGCTTCACCACCTGGAACTGCCGCTTTCTTGACTTTCTTAGTCATTTCAGCAGGACCATTCTTATCGTCTGGTGATACAACAGCGGCACCAGCGTCTTCAACGCCATCGGCGTCTCCATCGATTTTCTTCATTGGTTCAGCGGCAACACCTTTACCACCAGGAGCAGTTGCTTCTTGCATAGATGCTTCAAGCAATTCTTTAATTTTGTCTTCTACATTTGACATTTGGACACTCCTTATTTGTTTGTCTAATATTTATATATTTTACAGTTTCGACAAGAAATTGTTAAATGCATTTAACTTTGCTTCTTGTAAAGAATTAAGTTTTGCTTTAGCAATATCTTGCTTATATCTTTCGATATTCACTTCTTTGATGATGCCATTATCCCACACCCATTCTGCACCTTCCATAATGCCGTTTACAAAAGCATCTGGAGCAGACGGATCTGCAACAATGTCGGCGGCGGTTGCAAGATAGAAATCACCTTGCACTTCTTGGGCACCGTTACGTCCCTGTTTCAGAGACCCCATACCTCTAGAAGATACCCCCAATGTAGCGCCTTCATCCATCAAATTCTTAACAATCTTACCATATGGAGTATCCATAATCTTTGCTTTGCCCATGACATTAGAACCATCCATTTTAAGTTCTGTAATCATGTGCGATACTCTTTCAAGATTGATTGTCGGACCATCAGGATGACCCAACTCACCAAACGCACGTTTGCGGTCGATATTATCTTTTGTATATCTCTTGACTTCTTTTTGCATAACGTCAGATGGATATACTCGACCGTTTCTATTCTTGAGGTCGGACTGCATGAATACGCCCTCAATGAAATAATTTGACTTGCCATTCTTTTCTTCTACGAGAAAGTTGGCATCTTGAATTTCTTCTCTAATAAGTTTCATGATTAGATACCTGCATAACCTGTTAATTTTTTAAGTACTAGAACTGCAGTTCCGCCTGTTGTAATAGTTACTTTGATATCTTCGTCACTATCTGTGACTTCTAGTGCAGGTAGAATCCAATGACCAGAGGTTTCGACCGCCCCACTATCAAATTTTACTGTACCAGTTGTAGCACTTTCAATTACTACATCTCCTGACCAGTAGATTTCTTTGATACCTACAGTAGGTGATGAAGCAGTTTGACCGGACACCCGAAAATTTGCACCATCAATATCAATTGTGGTATTTCCAGCACCGCCAGTCACACTGACTACGTTTGTCGTTTTGGTGACTTTTAGAAATTGTTGACCTATTGCCATTGCTTATACCCTTTTTATTTACTAATATTTATAAAAGTTTTACTTTTGTCTACTCACTTACTTTTCATAAAATCTTTGAAGTTCATCGATGCTTTTAATACAGGATTGAAAGGTCGATTAATCTCCATATCTCCAACTTTTTGTGACATAGGTTTTTTCAACTTATGCACAACACCTTTATTTCTTCTTGCCATATCTTTTGCATCAGCGGCCGCTTTTGAACCACCTGCAAATCCTATAATCTTACCTTTAGCATCTACTGCGACATGTGTATACTTGATTGCTTCATCAAGTTCATTCTCTTCTGCCTCAGTTAAGTGATAACCTTTACCTTGGCAATGGTCACAACCTTCGCCTTTACACTGAGGACACTCTACTTTCTTTCCTACTTCTTCAGGAACTACTCTTAATGCTCCAGACACATACGCTGGATGATTTTTCAATGCTCTCTGAGCATCTTTCTCATCATTTTGGTCAACATAAACCATCACTTTCTTTTTTGCACTGTTAGCGTCTACACGGAACTTAATACGTCCCATCTTTTTTGTAATCTCTTTACCAATGCCGTCACCCATCATTCTATCAAAGACTTTTTGTTTCTTAGGGTCTTTGAAGTTTCCATCTTTATCAAATAGTTTTGCGAGATGTGGTGGAAGTGCTTCAGTGAGAGAATACTCTTCAATCATCTCTGCGATATACTCTAATTCATCATTAGACAAAATCTCTTCGCCCATGTTCAACAGACTTGCAACTTGTCTGCCCGGAATATAATCTGGTAGAATTTTTTCTAGTGATTTCTTAGGGTCTTTAGATTTTTGTGCATCTGCTTTGAACTTCTTTGCAAAAGGTTTCAGAGTTCTATCTTTATTCATAGCAGTTACGATATCATCAATGTACATACCAATCTGCTTCATCTTACCTTCTTTGATGCTTTCATCAAAGTATTCGTTCTCTTTCAACTTCTGTACTGCTTTATCAAAATCTCTTTTTGATTTAGCGAGTACTGTTTGTAGTTGTAACTTTGCGGCGGGTTTTAGTTTGTCATAGATAGCAAGCATCTTCTCTGCATCTTTAGGATTGATTTTTGCTTTCTTACCATCAGCAAACTCAATAGGTTTCATACCTCTGAGCGATACTGCTTTTCTCAATTGCATCATAATATTTTTATCTGCCGCTTTTCTATCGTCATCAGTAGCAAAGTCATCAATGTCAGCGGCGTCTTTACCTCTTCTACGACCCATTGCTCTCATTGCATCACGCTTCGCACGATTTTCTTGCAACTCTTCACCCACAAGTTTCAAGTAATCTTTTACGACTTTTTGAGCATCTTTCTCGTTACGATAAGAACCAGCGTATTTTTCTCCGTCAAAGTATACAAAGAACTTACCACCTTTTGTAGAGATAGTAACTTCTATATTTTTTCTTCGACCGACTTTATCGGTCTTGACAATTTTCTCTCCACTGTCTACTTTGACTTTTTCAGCGAGATTTAATGTCTGTGATATTTGGGTGAATGTGACTGACATTTTTTTTCTACTGCTCCGCTTTTTCTATTTCTAGTTCACCTTTATCATTAAATAGAGTTTTTGATAGACGCTCTTTTGCTTGTGCAAGTGCATCTGCTACTTTGTCATTCATTACTGACTGAAACTTATTTTCAGCATCTACAAAGTTTTTATCGTTAATATCTTTAATCATTGCGTTAATTTTTTTCATTAGAATCCACCTTCGTCATCTTCTTGTTCAGGCGCCGCTTCCGCTTCTGCCTCTATTTCACTATTTAGTGCTTCAATTTCATCGTCAGTTTGCTTCAGAATATTTTTACGAATCCATAACTGACTGTAGTATTGACCAGCATACTCTGCCGCATCTCTTACAAGTGCAAGACGCTCTCTAAGTATTTCTTGGTCTTTCAGTTCTGAGAACTGATTATCTTTTACATAATCATAACGAATATCTTCTTTCATCAGTTCCCAGTCTTCTTCAGTTATTACGCCTTTCAGCAATAACTGTGTACGCAACAAGTCTTGAAATAATTCATTAAACTTTTTACGCAAACGACCTACGAACTTCGTAAATTTCAATTCATCACGATTAATCTCTGTTGCTCGACCTAACTGAAAACCACTTTCAGGTTGCATACGAGATTGTGGCACATTAAGTGCTAAGAACATCTTCTTCTTAAAGTACTCAATATCTTCTATCTCACCAAGGTTCTGACCACCACCTAATGTAGTAATCTCTGTACCTCTGCCGCCTTCTCTTCTTGGCATCCAAAAGTCTTCTAGCATGTTCATGAACTTACGGTCGTCTTTAACTTCACCAGTATCACCATCATATACTAACTTATTCTTAAAGTTATTCATGATATCTTTTAGATACTGTTCTGCTTTCAACTTAGGTAAGTTACCAACATCTACATAAAAAACTCTACGCTCAGGTGCCCTTGCAATACGATAGATGACTAGTGCATCTTCCATCATACGCAACTGATTAACAGGTTTAATTGCTTTATGCAAATAACCTACAACCATATTATTGTTCAAATCAGTTTGCCCGGATGGTACATAGCAAACACTGTCTTTAGTCAGTGCTACTGCAGATGCAGATTTCATCTGCGAGATATTACCCATGACTTGACCTTCAGTATACAGGAAGTATTCTTTTATTCTTTTAATACCACCGATACCTTTAGATATCTCTTGCTGTTCATCCTTCTGAACTTCACGAACAAATTTTATTGAGCGTGGGTCAATAATTCTTAATTTTTGTATACCGTCTTTTTGATTTTTAGTATCTACAACTTTATGAAAGTATAGACGACCATCGATATACCAACGCTTAAAGAGTTCATGAGAACGCTTATTAAAGTCAAGCATTCTTAGAACTTCCTTAAACTCTTCATTTATTTTCTTCTTGATTGAACTTGAAACCTGAACATCATCTAGAGTTATAGATACTTGTCTATCATCGTCAGACACGATTGCTTCATTGATGATATCATCAATTGCCGCTTCGCATTCTGGATGCATAGAAATTTCACGATACTTCTTAATTAAGTCGTATTCGCTTTTTGCTTTATAATCTTGATTGACGTAAGTACCAAATGCGCCACCAGAGACGGTAGCGACACCATCATCTGGTGAAGGAAGAATTATATCCTGCTTGCTTAAATTCTTCTCTTCTCCAGCACGACTGATTTCAAATCCGAAAAGTTTTACTGCCATATTTTCTCCACCTAATCATTATACCAAGAACTTCAGAAAGAATTAAGCAGTTGTATCTGCGGTTACATTACCGCCGAAACGACCACCAACACTTTCAAAGAACTGGTAAGTAAATTCACATGTAAACTCTGCAATTGCATCGTTTGTTCCAAAGTCTAGAGCAATCTCACCAATGTTGGTTGGATATGCATCTCTGATTATGTATGACTTCAGAACATCATCATTTCTGTCAAGATGGTCAACTCTCAAGTCAACGAGATATTCTGCAGGAAACACTCTACCTCTGTTTGTGACTACGTTGTTGATACCATTCTGCCAGATTTCTAATGCGTCACGAATTGCAAAAGAAGTGTCATTATAGACAGTTACGGTCCATGGAGTGAAAGTTCTTTCACCGCCAAAGTTTACTACACGACCCCTATAGTTGACTGGAGTGTTACCGATTGTTGAACCAGGTAGTGCGGCGCCTCGGCATAGAAACTCACTGTCTCTGCCTGCTACACCTGCCACTGCACCTGAGACATACTCAGGAAACGTCAGTGTACACTTAAACTGGTTTGCTCTCGCACCCCCACCAATCATACGGGACTTAAAGTCTGAAATTGTTGCCATTTGTTATGCTCCTATTTACCTTTATTTATCCCTTATACACCAGTCTCTTCGAAACTGATTCCAGTTCTTGTTGCAACGAATGTCAAAGTGATAAAGTTGATTGACCTTGCAGGTTTCACAAAGATATCTGCCCTAAATTCATTTGCATCAATTACAGCGGCGGTGTTATTCGTTTCATCACACACAACTTTGAAATCAAAGATACCTCTACGACCTTGAATGTCTCTCAAGAAAGGTTCTACTAGATTTCTGAAGTTTGCTCTGGTGAATGTGTCGTTAAATTCAAACAACTGAAACTTTGCCGCTGTTGCAATTGCTTTCTCTAGAACAATGAACAATCTACGAACATTAATTCTATCGAATGCACTTGGTGCAGTCAGCATAGTTTTATCACCAAAGAGTGTAATTCCTTGTCCAGGGAATGCTACAACTGGGTTTACTTGACTTCTATAGAGAGTATCTCTATCTGCTTTATTCGGTGAGAACGCTACTTTCACTGCATTCTTAATCTGCCCTCTGTTAAATCCAGCAGGTGAGAAGAATGGATCAGCAACTAAGTCTGTTCTTACACAACATCCAGCAACGTCAGCATTGAGTGGGACATAACGATATACATCGTTATATCTGTCATACTGATACTTCCAACCACTGTCCATTACTGCAAATGAAGAGTTGATGTTTGCTGAAGCATTTCTAAAGTCTACAATATCTGTAGCGGCAGTTGTCGCCTGTGCGTCAGCAAGTTCAGGTGACAAGAATACCATACAGTCTTTTCTTACTTCTGCTACGTTATCTACAACATACTTAGCAGTTGCTCCATCTGCAGGACCCATAACAATCAGTGAGATATCATATTTCTCATCATTTGCAAATTCTGCATATGCTGTTTGTCTTTCGCCTGCCGTTAAAGCGGAACCATTTGAACCACCTGCTAGTGATACATATTGTGGTTTTCTGCCTGTGTGTGAAAATCCGTTACTTAGAAGACCTGTTGATGAGTTACCTACATCTGCATCTAAGTCACCATGATGGTCACCCCAATAGATATATGTTGAATATTCGTTAATGTGGTCTTTGTAGAAGTTTATGGTACCATCTGCTTTCTTCGCATCTGATGCTACTGAAAGATTTGAAAACTTCTCAAGTACTGTGTTTGCTGTACCAGTAATATCGCCATCTTCATCGACAACAATAACGTGAACTTCATCACCTGAACCGCCTCTTGCAGTTGCTTGTGCAGAAGTTCCTGGTGCTGAATCAAACTCAGCATGATAGAACCATTTTACAGTTACATCAACCGCTACGCCACTTCCATCAACTGCAGAAGTTAGACCAGTAGTCTTACCTTTTTCTCTGATAGTCAGTGTGTTTGTTGATATTCCTGTTACTTCGTATTCTGTTGCATGATTAGCAAATACAATCAAGTCACCAACAGCAATGTTAGTGGCAGCGGCAACTGTAACAGATGTAGCACCTGCAGAGTTATTTGCTGTAGTATTAGTTACTGCTGATTGACTGTATGAGTTTGCATTCATACAAAGTGAAATTCTTAACGAATTACCTAATGTACCTGGTGATTTTGCCGCCCAATCGCCAACTCCTGTGGCGACTGCACTAGCACCCAATGTTTCATAGTGGTCTTCGTTTTTAATTTTGAATCCTGAACCGTCTTGCGCCGCATTCAGAAGTCCTGATTTATCTGCTCTAATTACTTGAAGGTTAGAACCATAAGACAAGAAGTTTGCCGCAGAGAAGAAATCTTCAAATGTATCAGCATTCGGTTCACCGAAAACGGAAACCAATTCATTTTCTGATGATACATTAGTTACTACGTCAACAGGTCCTGTCTGAAAATTACCTGCAAAGGCACCTGGAGAGGTTGCTACTGCTGGCACAACCTGTGTCAAGTCCACTTCACGAACTAGAACGCCTGGTGAAATTTGAAATGCCATTTTATTTACTCCCGTATTTTTAATTCAAAGGTCTTAGTCATTTACATTGAATATTTATAAGTTTACCAACTTCTGTCTTCTACTACGACCCATCTGTCACCATCTGCATCAGTGAAGGATTCGACATCGTTTGTATCCCCACTAATAAACCCAAATGGTAATAATTCATCTTCTATTGCTTGCATTTTTTCTTTGTAAAGTTTCTCTCGTATGTCATTTTCTGTTAATTCTTTGAAATACGGTTGTCCACTTAACCATGCAAACATCACCAAGCACATTGCTAAATCATCATGACTACCTTCTTCTGCTTCATAAGAACCTTTTCTTGCTACAAAAGTAGATAGTTCGTTGATAATATCGAAATCTTGAATTATCAACTTGTTCTCTTCGATTAGATTTTTTAGATTACTACAACCCAATCTTTTCAGTTGACCTGTAGTTCTAGCACCTAGTGTGGTGCCACCACCAAAACCTCCTCCTAAAACTTGTCCTGCTCTACCTTTCCATGTGGTAGACAATAAGTTTTCATATTCTATCTCACTATTTAGAATATCGGCGACTTGTTGACCTATGTCGTTTATCTCAACAAGTATGTACGCATCATTATAATGAGATGCCATACGATTAATTATTGTAGGATACATCAAAGGTGATATATCATTAGAGCGATACTTACATACAACTTTGAAAGGCATCTTTGTAACATCTAATATTACAAATGCGCTGTAGTCGATTCCTACGCCCCTTGAGACATCAACTGTGCAGACATATGTTCTACCTTCTTGTGCTTTCTCAAATACTGTTACACCTTCTTTATCATATTCAGGATGTTTATATGCCATATTACGCAAAGCATTAGGATTAATAAGTGTATTACTCGACCCTAAGAACTGACATTCAAACTCTTGTTCCCACTGTTCTTGTGATGTGTTCTTAATAGTTTCTTCTTTGAAACGTATACCTCGTCCTGGTATGTCATTCCATTCAACTTCTATAGTAGCATAGTTGCTTCTCTTTTCTTCTGCATCTACCCACATTTTATAAAAGTGGTTCATACCGTTAGGTGTTGATACTACCATAACTTTTGTATTTTTACCAGAAGTGATAGTAGGATATACTGACCTAAAAAAGTCTTCTGCTAGATTAAATGGAACGAATGCAAATTCATCTAGAAAAACTAAGTTATAAGAACCACCTCTAACTGCACTAGATGATGTTGATGATGCGATAATTTTACTATCATTCTCCAGTACAATAGAACCTTTGTTCCATTCTTTAATACCTTGTTGCAACCAAGGTGGCAATGCTTCGTAAGACATATGTATTTTTGCAAGCAAGTCTCTAGCAAGTGCGCCTTTGTTTGCAAGAATAGCACAGTTCACTGTAGGGTTGAACAATGCATACCATAGAATGTATGAACAAACTGTAGTTGACTTACCTGACTGTCTAGGTATTTTACATATAGAAAACCTGTTCTTGTGAAACGTCTTGACCATCTTCTTTTGAAATGGATACATCTCAAATGGCACAAAACCTTCATCAAGATTAATAATCTTAACATACTTTTCGATGAAGTATGATGGGTCTTTAGAACACTTTACATACTCTTCGATTTGCTCTGCAGTGAACTCTTGCTGAACATTAGTCTTTTTAAGATTAGGGTTTCCTAAATAATTATCACTCATTTACAATTTTCTGTAATACTACTTCAAACTGGTCAATCTTTAATGTACGATTAGGCCAGTAGATGTAATCTTTCTCTGGGTTTGCTTTTAAGTTATTAAGTAAAGGTGTTACTGCTTCATGTAACTTTTTTACTTTTGCTTGTAGTTTAGTCACTTCTTCTGATGTAGATGATGCAGTCTGTGCTAGTTGTTGTACTGCTTCTAATTCATTCTCATCAACAGCGGTGAAACCAAAATCGAAATCACTCATGGTCGATTACCTTTTCTTCTTTCTCACCTTTAATCAACTTTTGCAATTCTGCAGTTGAACCAACGAACAATGCGTTTGTTACGTTTTGAGGTGCTTTTTCGTCTACTTTATTTAACTCTTTCATATTCTTCTGCAATCTCATCAAATCTTGAGTTACATCACTAACTGTTTTAATTAATTGACCTGCTACTTCATATGAACGAGGATTCTCTGCTTCTCTTGCTAATTGAAGAATACCTTCGATTGCTGTATTACCTTTCTCAATAAGCATATGAAAGTTTTGTCTAGCAATCTCATAGTCTGCATCTGCATCTGCTTTGTTAGGGTCAGGTGCTGGTAGATGTTCAGATGGTGTTACTGAAGTAGGCAACTGTTCTGCTATATCAAACACTCGATTTAATTTATCATCTATACCCATATCACACCTACAATTGTGTGAAACCGCTTACCTTTTTCAAAGTAATCGTCACAGTTCCATCTTCAATGAACACTCGTAAATCTTTGTCTGGTTCTGCAGATAAACCAAGTTGTCCTGTATTAATAATTGAACCTACTCCTGCACCAGTAAAAGTAAACACTGGTGTTAGATTTGGTTCAGTTACACGAAAAATTTGTAAATCTCCTACATTATTATCATAATCAATTTGCAGAATGATACACTCAACATTTGTTGCAGTTTCATCTCTACCAAGTGTATCTACATCTATATCAAAGTCAACCGAACCTGGAGTAAAATCTCCTGATACTGCGAATGTTGCTCTTGTGTCTGTTGTGTTTAGAATTGTTTTAGTTGCCATTATGTATTCCTCGGAAAGTCAGTCCATACCTCTGTGAATCCAAAATCATCATTTGCATCTGCTGAAGTAGGATCAGGTGTAGTTGTTAATCTTGATGTAGGTCCTGTTGATGTACCAATTGTCAATGCATTATTTTCTAAGAATGCATCTGCTTGCACTGTCTTGATAATACCTTGCTCCTTCACTGGTCCATAAAAATTCATTTTAACTGTAAACGACATAGTATATATGATACTTCTACGAGTAGCAAAATCACCCTCATAATCATCCTCATATGTTAGACCTTCTAATATCAGAGGAAAGTCATCTTTGATGCCCATCTCTGGAACTGCGTTTATAGTTAGTGTATATGCTGGTGTAAAAAACGGTAATATTTGTTCAACTATTTGTAGCGCATCTTCTTGATTTTTCGCCATGATAAAAAGACTAAAATTAAGATTGTATGGTACAGATTGAAATTGTCTTTTAATTTCTGTACTTGTAGCACCAACAGTCTTACGCACATTCATCTTATTGACTTTACGTTGACCATCATACTGAAATCCAGATATCTCAAAACCCATTCTTGGTAGAGTGAGTTGATTTATATTTGTAAGATTAGGGTTCTCATAAAGTCTAGCAAGAAACTTTTGCTTAGGACCATACGCAAGAGGTACTTTCAAAGATTGTATTGCTGTACCTGTACCATCTTTTCTTCTTACATGAATATCATTAAAAACGCTACCAAACGCAATAACACTTCTTCTAATTGTTTCGTGATAAAAGTGATTTTGTCCTAACATTATCTCTGTACCTCACCAAATGGGTTGCCTTCACTGAAATCTATAATATCATCAGCATTTAGACCAAAGTCAAAGTTTCTCGCAAGAGGTTCTGCGCTTTGTGTAATAGTTGTTGGAGTTGTAGTTGTTGATAACTTATAGTCTTCTTTGATTAGTTTGAATCCGTTTTCAAGCAATAATGAACCTGAATTATCTTCAAGTGTGAGTTCATAGTTAAACATATCTGTTGAACGTGAAGTTTCAAGTGCATCAACTGCAGTAATACCTGTGCTAAGTTTTTCTTGACTGTATACAAATCTTTCAACATCTAATCTATATGTGTATATGTTGTTTGCTTGATAGAATATATTTTCATGCTCAACAAACGTAATTTCGAACAAACCTTTTGTTAGAGGAAAGTAAATTAAATCACCTTCGTTTGGTCTACCTTCAACAATCAATGATGCGTTATCATCAACTGCAGACGACCAACGAGATTTTACTACAACAAAACTTGCTCTGTCTCGTATCTCAACACCAAACTTAGATAAGAAATCACCCTCACCCTCAAAACCATCTACGCTTTGAAGATACATCTCAATAGAATGTGATGAGGTGAACTTAGACAATTCATCTTCTTCAAAGATTTTGTCTACGTTTACAAGAGTTCTAGGAATATAGAAAACATCAAATCCATAAATCTTAATCGCTTCTGTATAAAGATTTTCGATTAGTTGTTGTTCTAAACTAAAACCTGTACTATCTAATCCACCGCCTTGGTCGAAAAAAGGGTTAAGTGCCATGTAATCATCCTACCATCATGTTTACTGGTAATTCATATCTCAAAGACATCTCTTCTTCAATCTTTTGTATTTCTTCTCTTGCTTCTTGTAAAATTCTAGGTCCGTCAAGTGTTACACCACCAGGCATTTGTACTCCAGCAAATTTGCTCAAGTTTTGTCCCCATTGTTCTTTAATTAAAGCAGTTAGATATCTTTTTAGAAACATGTCGTTGTACACATCAGCATATGTGCTAGGGTCTAGAATACGATATACTTCGAATACAAGATATTCATCTGCTTGTATATCTTCATTCCAGTCCATATCGATGTGAATTCTATCTGAGTGACGATTAAACCTAATAGGTTTTTCTCCAACCAACATCTCTTCAATTAGCGATAAGTGTTTTTGAACCATGCCATAATACATAACTGAAGTATTTGCTAAATCAAATATTTCATTCAGTCTCAACTGATAACGAACATCAAACATATCTAAGTTTGTTCTATTAGAAAATGGGAATACTTGCACAACACCTATAATATTGTCAGTGATAGTAACGTAACCATTTTTAATATCTCCTGCCGAGATTGCTGATACTGTTTGTGATGCAGAACTTGCGGCACCTGTGATTGTTTCATTTGCTTGAAAATCACCTAGTTCATTAAATACACGAATAGTTGTTGATGTTGGAGCGTCAAAAATCTTTGCAGTAGCACTAGAAGTGCCACCGGTAATCTTCTCACCAACTGTAAATTGTGAGGAGTTTGAAACTGTTAATGTTGTCGCAGTTACTTTGTGCTTGAGATATGTTTTCTCTACACCGTCAAAATGATATTCTTGAAAGAACTGTAATGCTTCGTCAGTTCTATCGTCAATCTGGTCAGTTGATACGTTAATATCAATAACACCTTTACCTAGACGACGGAGAGCATACTCTTGTAACGTGCTTCTGCTTGTTGGGTTCGCCATAAAAAATCTCCAAGGTATCTGTTATTAGTATTTATACCTTGGAGAAAATAGAGTTTAGAATTATGACTTTTTTTATTGTTATGCTAAAACACACTCCACTTCGCCATGCTGTTGGGTGTTTGCAGTAAGTGCCAATGCTTTAACATTTTCAAAGGCCGCAGAGTTATCTGTGACTAGCATTCCTTTATATGATGATAATACTAGAGTATCACCTTTTGCTACAGTTCCACGAACTTTTACGATGCATCGACCAGACAAAGCAACATATGGATTAGTAGTTCTATCTAGTGAATAGATAACACCGATTGCTTTATTGTCTGTTGAACCTGTTGTAACTTCAATCTCAAAATTTCCTGAAGTTGAGGCACGAACAAAAGTACCAACAGATAACAGATTGTTAGGGTCAACAGTAAATCGTTCTGAAAAGTCTGATACTTCTCTTTGTAGGATTAGTCTTCCGTTTTTAATTGGCATATCTTACCCCCTACTCTGACTTTTCTTCAGATGAAGAACTTTCTTTTTCTTCTTTAGCATCAAGTTCTGCTTGCTTCTTATCTACATCTGCTAGAGTAACGGTAGTATCCACTCTATCTGGACCTTCAAGTGTGTTACCTCTCGCATCAATAACTTTTTGCATTCTTTCTTCAAGTGAAAGTTTTGTTGATAATGGTAACGCATCTGCTCCTTCAAGGTGCGGTGAGAATGCAATTTTCTTTGCTTGCTCTTCATCAATATCTCTGAGAATATCTTCTGGAGAGTTAGGCATAATTCTCAAATACTCTTCTGATTGGACCATCCAGTGCTTATTTTCTGGTTTAGGGAAACGCTTCTTAACAGCAAGTCTTCGTGCTTGCAGTGCATTAACTCCTTCATCATTGCCTTCGATGATATATTCCCACAATGCTCTAACCATTGCGTCTTCTCTTGGATAGTTTGCCGCTCTGAGGTCTAAATACGCTTGCTGGTCTAGAATATCTTGAACATAAGGGCGCATCTTTTTTAATTCTGCGAATGTAGGTTTTGGAAGTGGATTATCTTCATCCCATTCTAATGCTTCAATAGCACCTGGATGTAATCCGCTGTCTGTTACCCTCCATTCTGCGTCTGGATTTTGATTAAGAGTCCATTCACAAGTTGGATATAAAATACCCAAAATAACTCCTAGATTGTCTGCTCTGCGAATTCTAGAATGATACTCTATCAAAATTGCTTGTTCTTCATCAGAAGCAACCAATCCCAAAGCACCCTTCTCCATAATCGCTTCAATTTCATCTCTAGTAGGCGGACCTTTTCTAATCAGTTCATCTACTGATTTTGGTCCGGCAGTCTTCTTCACTGCATTTACTAAACTTTGGTCTGCCATTTCTAAACTCCTATTAAATGTCTTAGATAACTATATTTATATCTATTTATAACTTAACTCTATTAAGTGACGCCATCAAAATTAACTGAACCGCTTCTAACTCCTGGGTCATCGGAAAGAGCAATTTCTTTTACCATCATAAATAAATCACTTACAATAAAATCCCTATCGGCAGAAGATTTTGCTTTTATCTCTAGAGTTTGTCGATTAGTGTTATAAGGTATAAAAGCATGGTGTAATCCTACTGAACTTCTAGAATTTCTCGTATGACTAAGACGCCTTGTTGGTGCAGTTCTATTATTTCTTCCTCCAGTATGACCATGATTGTTACCATATGGATGCAACCCATTCAAACTGGTTTGCTCATATTCATTACTGCCATTTATGAAAAGAGCAACCGAGTATGTATCAGAAGTATTATCTGAATTAGCACTTTCACCTATCGAAAATGAAGCATTAAATTCTATAACAGAAGTTGGATATTGGGGCGTCATAACTAAAGTTTTGTCACCTATAGTAGCATATGAGTTACTAGATGTGCCGTGAGTCCAATCTCCAGAATTTTCATCAAATTTGTACTGAATTAGAAGTGAACCTTCCACGGTTCTTTTTGTTATCTTTTGTAATGCCATACTATGATTCCGTGTAGGTTATATAATTTACTGTCCGCCAGATGATGCTAATCCAATAGAAATTTCCTTCGCTATAAAGTAAAAATCTCTGACCCGAATATTTCTTGTTCCGCTATTTTTTACACGAATATCCATATCTAGTTGATTTGTAGTTGCTGGTGTGAAAGCATGAGTTAATCCTATTGCCAAAGATGTATTAGTAACATGAGCATGTCTTCTAGTAGGAGCAGTTCTATTATTTCTTCCTCCGGTGTGACCGTGGGCATTACCATATGGATTTACCATTCCTATATTAGTTTCTTCATATTCATTATTACCATTTACAAAAAGCGCAACTGAGTATGTATCAGAAAGGTTCTGCGAATTACTAATATCTCTTACTGTCATACTTGCTGAGTTTTCAATGATTGAATCCGCATATTGTGGGGTCATCGTAATATTCTTATTATTAACTTCCGTATATGTGGTTTGTGATGCCGTTATATCAAAATCACTAGTGTTTTCATTATATTTGAACTGAACTAATAGTGATCCATGAACAATATGTTTCGTTACTCTGGTTAGTGCCATTTTTATTCCCCTTTATGTCAAGTTATAGTGGTCGCCAGCAATTTCACTGATAGTTAAAAATCCTTCAGCAAAAGTTATTGATGGACCGTCTCCGTCAACTGCAACTTGACACTGCACTATCTGTGCATTAGTTGTTCCCGGCGCATGAATGTGGTTCATATAAATCGCCGAACCAAACCCATAATGTCTCCAGTTCTGTCTACCATTCGCCTCACCATGCTGTTGGTTTTGATGAGTATGATTACCGCTTCTATTTGGGTTGTTACCAATAATACCTCTTAAAGTGTATTCTGTATTACCATTCACTACAAATCGTGCTTGTCCAGCATGAAATCCAGTGGAGATACCGCTAGAAGTTTGATATGCTGTTCCTGTAGTAACTAACTCTAGATGACTATCCGAATATTGAGGCGTAAGTGTTGCACTAGTACCCCAATCTGCAAAAGTAGAACTGGTCTGACTTTTATCAGTTAAATCCTTACCATAGTGTGCTACAAGAACTGATCCAAACACAATATGTTTTGTTACTTTTGTTAATGCCATTTTATAAACCCTTTATTTCTATTTATGTAAGATTGTGTCCTAGTCCTGACAATTCTGTTATTGTAGCAAATCCTTCTTCACAATTAATAGATAGACTATTTGACGTTGCTACTTCACACCTAAATGTTTGTTCATTTCTTGTTCCTGGTGTGTGTAAGTGGTTCATGTATAATGTTGTTCCTCTATTAAATATTCTCCAGTTCTGTCTACCATTACTCTCACCATGCTGTTGGTTTTGATGAGAATGACTACCGCTTCTTGACTGGTTAAATCCATTTATATTATTCATTATATATTCTTCAAGTCCATTTACCATCAATCTTGCTTTACCATATGCCGCTCCAGCAGGAGCGTTAGTATCAATTAAGATAGTTCCAGTAAGAATATATTCAAACACACTATCTTCATATTGTGGAGTAATTGAAATGTCACCGCCCCATGATGTAAAAGTAGAACTTGTTGTGGACGTATCCACAAGGTCTTTACCGTAGTGAGCAACTAAGACTGATCCAAATACCACCGACTTCTTTATTTTTTTCAACGCCATTCATCATATCTCATTAGTTTACATAAGCATTACCTGGTGTACCAAGTGTGATACCACCGGCAATTTCTTTAACCATCAAAAATCCTTGTCTACATTCACAGTTACCTCCAGCATTACCATTGGTTCTAGCAACTTGAACAGTAGCAGTTTGTAAGTTTGTAGTACCTGGTAGATGTCTATGATACATGTTTACAGATTTACCTTCTCTACGACCAGCGGCACTACTATAAGAATAATCGAAATTTGAAACAGAGGCGGCATCATTCAAAGAATACTCTGTTGTTCCATTAATATCTAAAAACATATTAATTCGAGGACTTTCATAAAGACCGTTTTGTGGTGCAGAACTATCTGAAGCATGGTCTATTTGACCACTCATACGAACTTCCATGATTGAATCCGAATATTCTGGTGTCATAGTAATGTTGTCCCAGTCTGCTCCTGATGTGCTTGTTGTGTCTAAGTTCGCCATATCTTTATAACGAACTTGAACGATAGTCGCTCCATGTACAATATGTTTTGTTAATTTTGTTAATGCCATTTTTACCTACCTCTAAATAAATCTTACAACTTCTAGTTTTGTAGCATCAACTGGAATAGTTGTCATATACAACTTATTACCAATAATGATATACTGTGTCGGGTCTTGCAATTCACCCTCTAAGTAAACCAAAAGTTTTTGTTCGTTATATGTATCTTGCACTGCACCAAACGAGTGCTTTTCAAATACAAGGTCACCCAAATCAAAAATCTGCTGAGACCCATTACATGTAAATACTAGTTTTCTAGTTTCTAAGTCAGTTTCACTAGAAGTTCCAGAGAATGTTGTGATATCAAATATACCTTGTACTTCAATAAATGCATCATTAGAAGGTGCAGTATTGAATGTTAATGTAGTACCGCTCAATGCATATTCTTCATCTCTTAGAACTTTACCATTTACTACTACAAGAACACCAAAGTCTGCAGGTGTAGTTGTTGATGTAAACGGAAGTGTAAATTGTGTCGCAGAACCAGTGCCTCTCAACATTGCTTTTCTTCTGTTAGCGGCGGCAACTTCTGTACACTTCAATACTTTACAATCGATGATTGATCCGAACGCAGGATTTTCATCAAAGAAGCACAATTTATTTTTTTCTACAAAGTAGGAATCATCATTTTGATATACACCATTAATATAAACAATGACACAATCATCTGATGATGGGTGCAATTCTTTTGTTCCAGTTGCGGCGTCCATTAGACGAACAAATTGATGGTCACCAGCACCTGTTGATGCTACGCCAGTCATTGTCATTTGTTTAGCATCTTGTGTATTATGTCCTGCGGCAGGTGTTAAAGCAGAGAAGAAAATCATATCAACTGCAACTGACTGGTCACTTGAACCAGGATTACCCCCTAGTGTTAGCGTTGTTCCAGAAATTGACCATGTTGATTTGTCCTGAATAATACCATCAACAATAACTAAGAACATTTCTTCATTTGCGGCGTTTGCCGCCATTGAACTGTCTATAATCGATCCATTAGTTCTTGAGTTTAGATTTGTTGATCCATTAGCGGCATTGAATGCGGCAGTATTACCTGGAGCAGTCCATCTACATCGTGCTATACTGTTATTAGCAACAAGTACACTATCATCATTTCCAATCAGATTGTGAATTGACCTTATTTCAACTTTCGCCGCTTGGTCATCAACACCAACATATGAACCTAAATCAATAACCTGATTTGATGCGCCAGACCCCTCATTGAAGTTTGCCGCCACTACAGTTGTTTCATTAAAAGGTTGAATAATACCATCTACTGATACAAGTGATAATCCAGCACCTGTTTGAATTGCATAAGTCGTTTCTTTTTGATATGTGTTATTTGTAGAATCCCAGTGATGATTGTTTATGTCAAAATATCTTTGTCCGTTTCTATCTGCTACTGCAGTAATAGTTACTGTTGCATCATTTGTAGAACCAGATTGAATAATAGTTAGTACTTCGTTATTTTGATAATTGTAAGCAAAATCACCACCTGCGAGGTCTGTATTGAGTGCAACTGCAGTTACAACACCGCCAGAGGCAGTGATGTTCACTCTCATGCCTTGACCAGAACCACCTCTTGCTTCTAGATTGTTTGCAGTTGTATATCCTGAAGTACCTGCGGCAGTTGGCGTTGTATTAATAGTTGTAGGTACACCAGAGATGTGCTTCGACATTTGTACTCGTCTGTCGAGGTTAGTGTACATCGTACCTTTAAGACCTCTAAACTCAATCGGAGTGTTTTCAGTTAATGCACTTTCATGAACATACTTGTATTCATTTACAATCGCATATTCATTATGATTAGACATTACTGATGCACTAGCACCTCCTCTAAACACAAGAAGATTGTTCTCATTATCATTCTTCTGATGCATAGGCACAATGTTTTGTAGACCGTCTGTGATTGCTCTAGTTCTTTTAATTGATAAGTTATTAGATGCTTGCACGTTACCTGATGGGTCAATAACATCATAGATACCACGAATTTCTATTTCTTGATTGATAGATGGAGTTTGAGTTAATACAACTTTGCTTCCAACTACAACATAATCTTTATCTTGAAGAACATCACCATTCTTTGTTACAATGATTGAGTATTCATCTGGTGGAGTGAATCCACATGAGAATATTCTCTGAGTACCATTTGCTACATAAGTCTTACTTCTTACTGATTGAAATTCAGATGCTTTAAGTGCTTGAATGATAACTTCTGCGCCGTCTGCTGGAGCGTCTGATAACAATATAGCATTTGGATGCTTAAATACGAAATCTTGGTCGTTTAGATAAACACCATCAATGTATACAGACATTTGATTATCGCTGATTGGGATAAATTCTGTTCTGTATATCTTTCTCACACCATCGGCAATAAACCTCTGGGTTCTGATATTATTTCCTTTAGTTCTTCCAATGTAAGGCATCTGTTATCTCTCTCTTTACGGTGTAAATTCTAGTACATTGACAACAACATCCAAAGAACTTGCTCTTGATGCTTTTACTTTCACAATTTCTCCATCGTTCAAATTAATTGGTCGCTCAAGTAGGGCGCCCAAGTTTGCTTGAACAGGATATAAGTATGCTACATGAAATTCATTACCTGCACCATCATCAATAACTATATTCACATACAAATCTTCAAGGTTGTATGTGTTTGTAATATAAATCGAATGAATAACTGCGTACTTACCACTCGGTACAGTGTACAATGTACTTCCTGACCCTGTGGAAGATGCTCCACTCACTTTTGTATTTTTGAATATACCTGTTGCCATTTCTAGTTCCTATCTCTTATTCATATTTATAATACTTACGACATCGCAATTGCAAAGAAACCTAAGTCTTCGCCAAGTGCAGGAGGTGCGACAAGACTTCTTGCAAGTTTCTTCAAAGCACCACCATCTGACGCATCAGAGATAATCAAGTCATCTGCATTTTGCACTGATGTTGCTCTTGTTAGACCGTTAACCAAATTAGTCACTGCGCCCGTCTGGTCAAGCGATGCGGCACTAACTGAACCACTTGCAATAGTTGTTGCCACTGACATTGTAGTATCTTGTAAATCTGTCATTGTTGATGATACTGTACCAGTCACATCACCAGTCAAAGTAACTGTGAGTGATGGATCATTCAATACAATATCAATATCTATGTTGTTACCAGCATCATCATTTGTTACTGTGATTGTATTACCTGCACCTTGCACGGTGCCTGTCCCTCCAGATACATATGGACCAATGATATCTCTAATTTGCTCTGTTCCAGTAGCAGACAAGTTATCTAAATCAACATTTGCTTTACCTGCTAGACTTGTAGTCATAGTTGCGGCAAAGTTTGCATCATCGTTAATAGACGCCGCTAATTCGTCAAGCGTATCAAGTGCGGCAGGTGAACTATTAATTAAGTTAGCAACTGCAGTTCTGACATATGCAGTTGAAGCAACTCTCTGTCCGTTATCTGTTTGTTCTGCAGTAAGTACATTGATATCTACTGTATTAGGTACAGTGATTACACGTTGATTACCTTTAGTGATAGTTATTGTTGCACCGGCACTTTCTGTCGCAGTTGAAGTTCCATCTGCAGAACGAACTGTAAGAACATCTGCCGCTTTTGATACAACTCTAAATTCTTTATTATTATTTGATTGACCAGCACCAGATACTTCGATGACTTCACCAACATTGACTGAAGAGAATGATGACCCACCACCTGTGATTGTATTACTATTACTAAATGATATATTTGTTACTGCAGTGACAATGTTAGTAGGGTTGGCATTCTTGGTCATGTCAACATAGAAATCGGTTGATGTGATGACACCTTCTACAATAGAGAAACCACCATCTGAACCTGTTACATTGTTAGAGATGACAGTCTTACCGCCACTCATACCAACACTACCAATGTTACTTCCATTACTTTTTTGAAATCTAAGAAACGATTGAGAAGTAGTAGTACTACCGTTGCTATCTTGCATGTTTATTATAGGTGCAGTGCCAACTTGTGTTATACTGTTATTGTTAATTGCTACTGCATCATTCAATTCTGTTTGACCAGTTACAGTCAGTTTAGTATTGAGTGTAAGTCCAACGTCAGGAGTATGTGTAAGCGTTACGTCTTGGTCATTACCAAAATAGAGTACTGCGCTGTCTGCAAGATATAAGTCTGAGAAACCTTTTGATGCAGAACCTATAGTCGCACCATCGTTTGCGTCAGGTAGTAAATCAGTGCCAACATTAATTGTAGGAACAGTTAAAGACGTTGTTGCTATAACATCATCAATATACAAGTTAGCAAATCTTGTTCCAGTTGCTCCAATATCATGTGTGCTATCTGCACTTGCTAGTATACTATTAGCAATAGTCGTTGATGCATCTGCAACTGTAATTTTAGTTGCTGTTGCGTTGTCATCAATACCTGTTGATGCAAATGTGGTGATTGTACCACCATCTACTCTGTTACCTGATACTCTCGGTTGTGCGCCTACATACTTCATGATTAAATGTCCTCTAATATACTAGCGATTACATTCAGTGATGATGCTGTATTTGACGTTACTGCAAGTTTATCGCTCTCTGCTAGAACAATTTTCTGTCCACTAATAAATGAGAGTGTCGAGTTCGCTGGTATGTTTAGATTGTTTCCAATCACAACATATGAAGTTGCAGAGTTATCATAAATTTCAACATCAACTGTAATAGCACTAGAATGAACATTAGCGAGTTCTAGACTAATAATCATACTACGCTTTCCTGTTGCAGAAGGAGCAGTATACAAATCAGTTCTAGCGGTTCCAACGCCACTTGCTATACTATTTTGAAAGTCGTTTGCCATTTTATTCCTCTATCTTTCTACTATTTATTCAACAAATCCATGAGCATCAAAATCAGTAACATCTCCAAATGATGCCATAGGATGCATATCGTATGCTTGTGGTTCTGCTTCACTAATTCTAAAAGTATCAATTTCACCTTTTAGATTATTCATACTTTCTACTAGACTTTCTGAACCAGGACGGAGAGTTGCATTAATTGTTGATAAGTCGCCCAAATCACTTTTTACCAAATTAACACCACCGGTCAAGTTGTTACCTAAGTCTGTGTTAAGACCTGCTAAGTCACCAACTTTCTGTCCTAGTGTGTTTGTATTATCAAACCACTGTTTCATACTAATTAATCTTGTAAAATCAATAATCGCCATTTTTATGCAAACGCAATCAATACTGGTCTAGTCAATGCTGAAGAACCACTTAATGCATCAAAATCAGATTTGATTTCATTCATTGATCCCACAAGATTGGACTTCTGTGCAGTAGTTAGTTGCGTCAAGTCTCCTTGTTCGTTGTCTAGTTCGTTTAATCCACCCACTACGTTTGTAGCAGTTGTAGTGATTGTAGCAGTGTCACCAAGATTAGTAGAGATAGTATTAGTTTTACTTCTCCATTGGTCTAAACTGTCTGTTATATTTACTACTGTTACTGCCATTTTATTTCTCCAAAACTTTTATAAGCATGTTTTTTATTTCACTCATTTCATCTTTGAGAGTATTTATCTCATCACATAGAGTGGCAACTCTTTGCTTTTCTGCTTGCTTGTTTCTTTGTATAGTCATATATCTGCTATATTCAACTCGGTTAGAATTAACAATACCTCCACTATGACGGTCTCTAAGTAAATCAGTATGTCCTTCAATTCTTATGTGTTTGCTCATATTACAACGCCAATGCTATAACTCTCAAGTTCTTTATCTTAGGTACAAACGATGTGTTTGTAGATTTCATAACAATCTTAATTGCTACTGCAGAAAACTCTGCTAATCCCTCTACTAGATGAGTTCTCTCTCTAAAGACTGTAGGATCACCATCTGCACTATCAGACACTTCAGTATTAACTTTTCTAAATGGAATTGTTTCAAACTTTTGTTCAGTGCCATCAGTAATTACTTTATAGTACACATCAACAGTACAAGATGCAGGTCTATTCATTTCATACACTATCTTAATTGCTGTAGATGGATTCTCTAGAGTAAATCTTCTAGTCACATAGTTTGCTAAGTTCGATGCTCCAGATGGTGCAATATCACTCAAAAACTTTTCATGCTGTACGATTGTTACTGCATTCGATGCACTTTCAGTCACTCCAGGTGCTGGTGTTGTTGTAATAGTTGCAGTTGTGCCATCATTCTTATAATTACTAATCAAATACTTTTGATTGTTACCAGCATTTGCGGCACCTGATACTGTGATAAATTTACCAATATCTAAAGTATCAAACAATGCTCTTGCGGCAGTGTTTGTTGTAGTTATAATACCACTTGTGTTAAATCCAACACTTGTATTTGCACTTACTGCAGTTCTATCATCATGTGTGCTTAGATTAACATCTGTCTCAACTCTATTATCAATTCTATTTGAAATAGCACACAGAGATACACGCTGGGAATCAATCATTGGTGATACGAAATCATTCAGTGTATTAAATGTTGCTCTAATTCTAGCAGAGTATCCAACAGTTGCATTTTCATTTTCTTTTGAATTGATAATCATAGGTTCATCATATTCTTGATTTTGATTTTCTTGAACTGGTTTGAATCCAGTGAAAGTTCCGCCTGCTTTTTTCTGAACATTCATATCATATGTCAAAGATGATTGTGCAAAACGAATATTTGTGAGCGTAGGTTGAATAAGGTCTGCAACAAAGTTTCTAGTTGCTTGAACATTTCCACCCCCTACTGTATCACTAGACAATCCAGAGATACCGTTCACAACATTAGACGCATTGACTTCGATAACATAAGTATCATTTGTTACAGGTGCAACAACAGTATGTTGTTTATTAAATTCAGTATGAGGTATGCCATTTGTAGTCGAGTTTGCTCCATAGAATCCAGGAGCAACATTGGCAATCGTCACTTTATCGCCTGCTGATAGACCATGATTTCTTTGTGTTACACGAACTTTGTTAGTGTTAGGTGCAGTTTCAAATGGATTGTTATTAAGAACAGTGAAACCATTTCTTACATTCTTAAAGTCCATTACTGCGACACTACCAGTGAACGATGCACGATATATTGTCATCTTAATATCTCTAGTTTGATGCGGTGTCCATGTATTACCATTCTGTGATAAGAACATAGTACCAGTCAATGGGTTTCTAGAAATTGTTCTGTTATCTCCAAGATTACTCTCGCCAATATCAGAGAAGAATACTTTACATCCAGGTTGGTCAACTTTAATCAGCAATGCATAAGTGACTTCACCCGCCATGAACACTGGACTATCGAATGTCACAGTTGTTGGTACAGATGCATCTGTAGATACATTCACATCTGCAACGTCAATAATTTTTTGTTGAAGAATTTTTAATCCAGGGAATCCATCTTTTGTATTAACAAGTTGAATAATGATAGGTCTTGTTCCTGCTTCATTAAAATACAAATCAACTTTAGTAACCATAACACCATCTTTTGCTTCGTTGATAACAAAAGTTTGTGCTAGTGGATCGTGCTGGCCGCAACCGCCACCTGCGCCTGAACCGCCTCCATCACCACCGTCACCACCGTCTGCAGATGGTGGTGGTTGAACTCTTGAAGTTCTTTGGAAACGAGTTGAACCAGTAATGTTTCTCGATATTTCTCTTTCTTCTTCTACACGGTCACGAACAAATTCTGCTTGTCTAAGAGATAGAATAGTTTCTTCTCTTACTTCATTAATACCTGTTGCGTGAAATATTCTCTCCGCTTTAGTAGTGTGAACTCCAATTTCAATATTGTTTGTATTATTATCAATAAATCTTAAAGTTCTATCACCAGTTCTGAATTTAAGAGTGTCGGTGTTAGGTACTACGAATACACCAGTATAAGTACCCTCACTGTCAGTAATGTTATCATCTCCAAACTGTTTCAAGTTTTTGTATACATCTGTAGAAGTTGCATCTGATACGCTATTAACTGCAGTAATTGTACATAAATTTTTCGCACCTAGTGCATTGTCAATTGTTCCTGTAAGGGCATCGTTGATTGCAAATCCATTCTTGATATTCGAAACATGAAATGTATGAGGAAGTGTATCTGTTGTCTCTGTGTTTAGATGTCCAGCATAACTGACAACTCCAGATGCTTGCTGTCTAGTTACAGTACCACCAGAGGTGTATGCAGTTACAGTTGTGATTGGCGTACCGGTTGCGTCAAAATTAACAATCGTAAATGTGTTTGCACTAGTATCTACGCTTTCAACTCTATACTTACCTTCATTCAGTTCTGTCGAACCCACAATATTTGCAAAAGTCACAACATGACCAACTGAGATACCTGATACGGTAGATGCTGTAATAGTCACGGTGTTACCAACTTTTACTACATTTGATATTGAAGTTGCTGTGTGAACAGAGTTTCTTACAACATCCCCAAGAGCAAATGCAAGTGCAGGATATGCGATATCGGAATCTGGGTCTACGAAAGTACCAAAGTAACGAGCATCGTCTGTATCGAATTCAACTCCAGGGTCTTGTAGTGGGTCAAACTGAAAGTCTGTTCTGTTTGGTGCAGTTACAGTAAATTTATCATCTGGTTTTACATATGCATTGATGTTGACATTATCAAAGAACCCATTAATTTTAGTTCTAGGTTTCATGTTATCAATCTGAATATGAATTGGTATTTCACGCATGTATGGAATCATAGACATATCTACAATTCTATCACCCATTGCTTTATCAACTGTTGAGTTTAGAAGTTTGGTTTCTACACCTTCACGAACTTGTCCAACTTGTTGAGTACCAACTTCTTGCATAATGTTACCATTCCACCCACCTGACTGACCAGAACCAATTCTCACTTCACCAGTAAAGATTTGTTCGCCGAACCAGTTGTCTTGCCATGATTCCCAAACTGTACCTTCAACACCAATCTCATCTGCTAAGAATTGAATTGCATCAAAGTTGTTATCATCGACAACCACAAGGTCAGGTCTACGAGTTGTATCTTTCCAGTCATCTGAAGCAGGTGTCAAAATCATCTCTCCGGTATATGGAGAAACTTTATATGCATTAACTTCCATACTATCAGAAGCATATTCATTCTCAATATATGGTAATTCAGTGTAATTTAGTGTTACAATACCATCTTTATGTTTTCTATAATTTGCGGCAGTTCTTTGTGCGTCTGTAGAGTTTTCTTCGACCATCTTCACAATTTCAGTATGTGCCATTGGTCGAGCAATGTGTCGTTTCATATCAATCGCAACACGATAGTCAGGTGAACCTACATTACCGATTCCATGACCTTTGAAATTATCTACAATAAAACCATTTTTCAGTCTAGGATTACCGTCAGCATCTAATATCAGCAAATCAGTTGTTGCTTTCTCAAGCAAGTTGAGCGAACTGACTTCTTCAAGATTAGAAATTCTAGTCTCAAGTCTACCAATATCTTTCATAGTGTAGCGTTTATTTTTAATCTTTCTCGCAACAACTTCAGAAGTATTGATAACATAAGGTTTATATGTCACTTCGAAAAGCGTCATTGCTTTACCAAGGTCGAGAGGTGGTCTTGGATTAATATCAGGAACACCAGGTATTCTGATAAACTTACCATCAAAGTTCATTGCAATCTTATCAATACGCCCTAAGAAATATGTGAAGTCTGCATTGAAGTTTGTACCAATCATAGGAATTTCAGTTACAGAACCACCACTACCTGTGAATGATCCCCCACTATCTTGAATTCTAGGTCTAAAGTCTATGCAATCACGCAAGTCAAAAGTAGCACCATTTCCGTCAGGTGATGAATATTGCGGAATATCTTCGTAATCTACAACACCATCATAACTGTCTACTGAGAAGTAGTCACCACCAGAATGTGTGAAGAAATCAAATGTTACTAGTAGACGCCCTGTAGGTGCAGGACGACCTGGTTTAAGAACAATTCTTGCTAAGTCATAGAATGCATCTCTTTGACCATTATCGAATGTAAATCTATCTGTGATGTCTTGGTCAGATGAAGTAGCATTAGTACTAAAGTCTGCCGCCATCTTAACTGATTTCAGTGCAAAACCATCTGCTTTACCTAAAGTAATTTCTGTGTTTTGTGCGGCCGCTTGAGTTGTAATCTGAACTGTTGAATTTGGTTGAAGTGCTTTCGTTTTTTCAGCACCAGCGGCACTAGAAATTTGAACTGAAGCAATAATTTCAACTGAGTTACCGTTTGTTGGATTTGCACCAGATGGTAGAGTTTTAGATAAAAGATTACTAATTGTTAATGTTCTACCATTATTTGATAGTGCTAAATCGCCTGCTGTAATAGGTATGATTGCACCAACATCGGCAGTTGCGAGTGTGCTACCAGTTCCCGTAGCAGTCAAGACTGCAATAAAATTTTGTAAGTTTGATACAGATGCAAAGGATTCGTTATCAGGCACAGTAAACTGTGCGGCACCTGCGGCAATATTGTATGATGGAGTAAAATGTCTTCTTACTGTGTAAGTAGATGATAATACATTGTCTGGATTTTGTGCATCAGAACCACGAATTTTTCTCATTCTGAAGTATCCAGTAGGAAATACGAGAATTTTTTGGTCTGGTCTCAAAAGTTCTGCAGAAAAACGCTTGATAATACCACCAGCAATTGGAGCAGTACCTGCGGCACTTGTAGTATTAGCAGTTAGTTCTAATGCTAAGTTGTTTGTAACACTAGCAACTTCACCAATTCTAACATCACCCGTTGTGTTTGTCAAGAATAATACATCACCTGCACGAAGTTGAGAGTTGAATGCAGTACCAACACCAGTTACAGTGCTAGAGTTGTCTGCAGTTGAAGCAGTACCAGATAGTGTTATTAATTTAGGTTCAACATTACATGAGAATGTAGCACTTGATGGCGTTGAACTATCACCGAATGCTCTAGCATCTCTAGCAAAATCTTTACCATCATTCATTTGAATGTCAAAAATACTAAGTTTATATGTTACATCATCAATCGCTCCAGTATAGTCACCATCATGAAGTTGTATACCTCTAAGATTTGCACTACCAATTACTGCAGGTGACCCACTTATGAAATCATCATAGATGAATACTTCTGCAAAATCATTGATATCTGCGGCACCAGTTAGTGTGTTTACTAAAACAAAGTTACCAACATCTGTTTGAATTGGTGTATCAACTACACTGTTAAATGTTCTTGGTTTATCAACATTAAGAAACTGTGTGATTTTACTTTCGACTTCGTAACCTTGAACATATGCTTTACCAGGTTCAATACCAAGAGCAAGTTTTGCGGCATCTCCAGGTGTATCTGCATTTGAATCCCACACACCTCTGTTAGTGCCGTCATTCAGGTGTTCACGAACATCAAGTCTAAATGGTTTTACCTCATAGTCACCGCTTTCATCATATGTTCTTCTAGCAAACTCTTCCTGTAAGAAGTTATATGTTGCTTTTTCAACAAGTTTAGAAATCTGCCCTTGTTCACATCTTGCAAGTTCAATAAAGTTTACATCATCTTTTGCTGTAAGTGCTTTTTTAGTTAGTGTTAGTGTAATTTTATATCTGTGTGCGCCAGGAGCGGCAAAGTTAGACGCTCCTTGTGCGTTGTCTTTAAGGGACTCATCTTCTTCAGGTGTTATTGTAGTTTGTGCTACTTGAAACCCTACACGAAAAGATGGATAGTTATGATATGGTTCAAGCAGAATTCTTTGTGCTTCGTTTGCGACAAAGAATCCATTGATAAAATAAATACCTGCTTGAATTTGAATTGCTGAACCTCGACCAACAGTATCACTGTTACCTGCGGCGGTCATCACCGCAGGATCAAAGAAGTCGATATCAGGCGTTCCTTCTGGTTGTGTAGACATGACAGTACCAGTTGTTAATAGTGATGCTGTCAGTTCTGTAGTTTGGTCTGAAGTCATATCAGGATTTTTAGCAACAGTATTATCTACATTCAAAGATGTAACATTCTCACCAATAGCATATCTTTTGGTCGAACCATCAGTTCCGCTATCTTCATACTTGATATACAGCGTTAAAGGTGTAGTAGAGGTGGCCGCTAAAGTTCCAATAACTTTCGCTTTAACGCCTGTCTCTGAACCTGTGATAATCTTGTTTACAAAATCTGTTCTATAACTTTCTACGTTCTGAGCATTAAATGTAGATTGAACTTTAATGAAGTCATATTCAAAGTCAAAGGCGATATCGCCCGGAATAACCATCGAACCTTCCTTAAAGACATGTCGACCATGTCTCTCAATCTGATTTTGTAAAATCGATTGTAGTTGGGTTAACTCTCTCGCCTGAACTGGAAATCCAGGACGAAAGAGTACACGATGAATATTCTTAGATTTGGCGCCGCCTGTGCCTTCAAAATCATCATAATAAGGGTCTACATTAAAGTCTATAACTGCCATTTATCGCTCCGATATCTTTCTATTCTACTATTTAGACTAGAATTCAATAACTAATTTGATATCTTCAATCTGGTCAGACGCACGATTAATCGGTCGTCTATGCTCAAGATACATGATATCACCACTATCAGGTTCAACCTCAGGATTACCCAAACTCGCAATTGTTCCTGATGCAGATGAACCACCACCTGTAACAGTTTCAGAACTTGTAAATGCAGTAAATCCTGTATTGATGTCTTGATAGTATCTCAAAACTCTTGTTGTAGCATTCCAATCAATCACTTTACCTGATGCAGATGAAGAACCACCTGTGATAGTTTCATCAACTACAAATGTACCTGAAAGACCAGAACTGTTGAGCGTAATTGACTTAGTAGCACTTCTTGTAGTATCTGTTGCAACTACAGATGTACCAAAATTCAATGGGTCACGAACAAGACCAATTCTACGATAATCGTTAGAAACTGGGAAGTCACCAGCACCATCACTGTATTCAAGTCTCACGTTATTCATTACATAGAATCCACCTAATTCATGAATTGCATTAGATGAGTGACCACCTTCTGGACCGATGATTGCTTTAATCGCACCATTCGAACCACCACCGCCAGAGACAGTGATTGTTGCTTGAGTATATCCACTTCCTGCATTAGTGATTGTGAAACCATTAATCGCACCAGAGTTTACAGTTGCAGTTGCAGTTGCGCCAGTACCATCACCAACAATCGTTAGTGTTGGTGCAGTTGAATAACCAGAACCAGCGTTAGTAATTTTGAGTTGCTTGATTGCACCATCTACTGCCGCCCCTTGTGTATCGAACTGTTCTTTGTATGGTTGTCCAGAACCTGGATCAGAAGCAATAAACTTAACTGGCATAAAGTCTGTTGACAAGAACTTCAGCGCATCTGCCGCAGAAATAGTATACATATATTTCCAAATGTATCCATCTGCAGTTGTGATGTAACCAGTTGAAGTACCAGTTGGTTTAGTTGTTGATGCGCCATTGCTATTATTGCTAATAACTTTGTACACATTGTAATCGTCTGTCAAGACGTAGAATGTTGCAGAGAACAGTGAAGTAGCACCACTATTAGCGGTGTTTGATGATGAGTAGTCATGTGCATACTCATCGTACACTGTACCTGATGTCCAATCTCTTCTTACTACTGCGTGAATAACATCTGATGCAGTCACACGCTTCATGGCGACCATGTCATCATAAGCGTTAAATGATGTATCATTGTTATCAGTAGGAGTAGGAGGAGATGTATCATCGGTCCATGCTTGTGGACGACCGATGAACAAATAAATGTTTGTTCCGGAACTTTCACTAAATGCTTCAATGTACTGTTCAGCGTTGTGAATACGGAACTTATTAGTAATGATTGCGGCCATTTTTTCCTCTCTTTAACTAATTTAAGTATATGACATTATTTATAAGACTTTTTAACTGCTTCGCAGGAAGATTTCACTATCGAATGTGAAATCTAACTTTCTTCCCGGAAAGTCTACTAAGTCTTCAACAGACATCAACTCATTTAGATGTGCTATTTGCGTATTTGCAAAAGTATCCCAATAATTATTATTGCTGGCATTACTACCAGAATAGTTTGATGTCAATACAGAACTATTATACGTTCCTCTATATATACGACCCCCACGGTCGATTTGTCTAACTCCTGCACTATATGGCGGGAACAAGAACTTAAAGCGGTCTAGTGAATGTCCTGTAGGTCCGAGTTTTGCTGACCCATAGGATTCATGTAAGTGTGCATCTTCTAGACCAAGAGATGCAATTAAGTGTAGTTTCGATGATGAAGTTGCTGTCAATACATCTGTAGATTTGATAGTTGGTAATAGAAGCGTAACTACATTCTGTACGCTCTGTGCAACCCTAGCAACCTGTTTGTAAATCTCTATTGTGCGTTGAACTGAAGTTCCTGCAGTCAAATTTTCTGTCCATGTTTCAAATGTTTGTAGAAGTATAGTGATATCTGGCGTCTGTTTAGTTCTACCATGCTGATTACCATCTGCAGTTGCATTATTAGGTGAGTTAGGTATATTGACACTCTCATCAAATGCAGTTTGACTTTCTCTCAAGAAAAGTGTGACTTGTTTCAAGAACTGTGTAGTAGCATCAATATTAGCGGCAGGTGTTGGATGCTGTGGGAACTGCAATGTAGGAATAACACCACCAGGTTCAGTTCCAATCAACTCATCTTCACCCTTTATGTAATTGTTACCTGTATTCGTATTGACTTCATTACTATTTTCTAGTAAGATGAAAGACCCATCTTCTTGAATAATTCTTGTTTCAAATAACATCGCTGATGCGACTTCAGTGAAAATTTCAAGTTCCATCTTCTGTTCTCTCGCAACAGGTGTTGCTTCTTTAAGAAGTTCAATCATAAACTCAATAGGTTTGAATATAAGTCCACCAGTCAATGCATTTTGATTAAGTCTAAAGTTAGAACCCCCCCATGCACTTGCTCTTGCAGTAGTTTGAACAGAAACTTCACCAAACAGTGCTAGACCAACTGGATGTAAAATACGTTTAATAGCATCACGCCAGACGTTGATTGACTGACCAACTTTAACAACATACGAGAAGTCTTGGTAGTAGAAACTATCTTGAATATTTTTAGAACTTTCTGAAAGACGACCATCTGCACCAAATAGAACACCTTCACTAGAAGATACTGTACCGTTTCTTGGATTAATAGTTGCAGAACCAACTTGACATATAACTGCAGTTGCTCCTGAAGTTGTGCCTCTAATTCTAGACCTTCTTAAACAAATATCAGTTTTCTCAATTAGATTTGTTGATATTTCAAAAGTATCACTCACGGTATCTAACTTTATCTTATATAAGTTTCTAGTAGTATCAATAGATTGAATAACACCATTTTCTACTGCAGTTATTTCACTTATTAAGTTATCACCAGTTTCTAATAGAACATTGCTTTCATCTTCTTTGAGTATATGATATGGTTGAGATGTAACAGGTTCACCTACTATAAATGTACCGACTATATCTTCTAGAATTAAATTCTCTTGTACAATTACATCAGGTACACTATCATACCCACTACCTAAGTTAGTTCTAGTGACACCAGTTATACGACCTATATCTCTTGAGACAGCATATAATTCTGCGCCTGTACCATTGGTAGTTGTTATTCCAATTGTAGGAAGTTGATTATAATTAACACCTTCATTAACAATTTTCAACTCATGAATTTCACCAAGATGGTCGGAATCATCAGGACGTATCTTACTTCCATTTTCTAAGAGAAGTAAATCACCATCTTCTTTTGCTATTTCTCTGATATCACCAGCAAGAATGTTATGTCCATTTTCTAATAGAATACCATCGCCACTTCCTTCATTTATAAGTCTACCCTCAACTCTAGCAACTACTGCAGAAGCATTTGCACCCAAACCACCATTTGCATATGTTAGTGGATCATCTAATGCATAATCTCTACCTCTTTGCTCAATAACATACTCTTGAACACCACCTTTACCAACTGCATTAATATCAAACTGTGCAGAACTACCTATTTCTTCATGTATGGTAGTATCACCATTTTCTTGAAGAATTTTATCACCGTCTTCTTTGACAATGTTAGGAGTTTGATTAGAAGTAACAAGTGGATCACCAGTAATATAGTATGCACCAGCAGTTGGTATATCAACACCAGTAATAATATTATCAATGATACCTGTAACTGTACCGCTATCTGTTGGTATTGTAACTGTCTGACCAGCAACAAAAGCACCAGATAGAGAATTTTGAGTAAGAGTTAGTTGATAAACTGTATTTGCTCCAACAGCAAATGCGATAAAGTTCTCAATCAATCCAGTTGATAAGTTAATATTAATATCACTTGGATTATTCGCTTGCGTTATCTGCTTACCTACAATCTGTGATATATTAGTTACATCACCAGAAATACTTTTGATGTTGATAATAGTATCTGAAGTAAATTTACCATCAGACACACGCAACATATCTACTTTTGGATAGTATACAGAAACTTCTTCATTAAACAACATTCTGAATAATAGAATAAGTGCTTTATCTGTTCCCTTTGATTGATAAAATTCTTTGATATTTTTGAGAAGATTTCTCTTGTCATTAAGAATGGAATCTGGAATATCTACTAGATAATTTTCTTTGAAATATGTTACAAATGCATCAAGAGTAGTATCAATGTCGTTGACTATTCTAGCACTACGAGTTGCCTCAATAGCATTACCTTGCTGTTCCATCCACTCATAGTATGCTTCAAGAAAAGTTACAAAGGTTGTATGGTCACTTTGAACAAACTCTGGTAGTTGGTCAGAGATTATTGCTGAGACTTGTCCTTTAATATTATCGTTAGCAAGACCATTGTACATTAGTATGAACTTCCACCGCTACCTGAACTTCCGCTTCCGCTACTTCCGCTACTTCCGCTACTTCCACTACTACTTGAACTTCCGCTACTTCCAGAAGTTCCCGTTATCGCTGATGCGGCACCAGCAAGACCAGATCCACCTGTATTACTTAATTCATTACTTGATGATGTTTGATAATCAACACCAGCAGAGGATTCACCAGTTGCAACTTTATCTACAATTGTATTCACTGTAATATCACTCTCATTAATTTCTAATAGTACGTTACGAACACTTACAATATCGTTAGAGTTTAGTGTCACAAATATTTTAACTTGATTTTCATCTAGTACTGTACTAGTAATATTTAGTTGGTCAACAATAATCTTACCTGTGGCATAATCAATCTGACCTTGTGTAGAATTCACATAAACTTTAGTTGATGAACCTTCTTCAAGATAATATGAACGAACATTACCTGCTCCGTCATCATCTAGATATAGAGTTTGAGTTCTACCTGCAATATTGAAACCTGTTGATGATATATTTGTAGGTGACCCTGCCCCTTGTGTAAAGATAGGATTATAAAAATTAATAGTATATTTACTTTCGTTATTTAATATTGCATCAAAATATCTTTGACATCTAATGGTAGTTACGTTAGAGACAATACCTTTATCTGCCCTATCAATAACATTAACAAACTTAGAATATCTGAAAACACTATCAAATGATTTTATCTCTGTGTTTGAATAATTTAGAATATCTTGTCTTACTTTTGATGATATATCTGTGTAACTAGAACTTGTTACATTTGGATTCCAATATACATTTACTGTAGGAATAATATCAATGTACACCGGATCAATAATTTCAGGTGTGATAGAGACCATATTCTTACCTGCTAAAACAGAATTTTTAATTCCGTCTTTTGTAGATGTAGTTAATGTTCTACCAGTTTTAGGTTTTATAGATAAGAAAACTTTACCATAGATAGGCGGGTCATTATCTTCACCACCCCACACTTGCATCGTATCAACATTATTATATAACTTAGGAAGAATTATCTTATAATCTTCTGCTGTTACTGCACGATTTTGTGCAGAATATGACTTAGGAGCATTGAACTTAATACTTTCGATGCTTTCTCTACTCGCACCATTCTGCGAATTGATAACAGTAGTGATTGTTGCATTTGTAGAACCACCAACCGAACTTTGTAGTGTAAATGCATTTGCACCATTTGCTTCATCTTCATTACAAACAATATACTCAATGATGACTATATTACCATCATCTAGTGCTTTACCTAAAACATTATCACCAAAACTAAGTTCATAATATCCATTTTCAACAGCATCCAAGAAATATACTTCAGATTGAGAAGTAACCTCTAAGAAATCATTTGCTTTACTAAATGTTCTCTGTGTTACATCTGCTACTGACGTTTGTACTTTTACAGCAATAGTTGATGTATCAATATTTTCATCTGTTAGTAAAAATCTTTGTGCAGGGTCTAAGGAATCTTTTGTATATTGTAAGTTAAGAAGAGTTCCCTCTTTAATATCAATATTTGTAAACGTATATACACCTTCTGTTGGTACAATTGTTACGTCAGAAGTTGTAACAAATTGATAGTTGACATCATTAACACGACTTCTAAAAACAGTACCCTTAGGCATTGTGAGTGTAGTAGGTGCACCAGCAGGTGAATTGATTGTTGCATTTATTCTTGCTTCTGATGATGTAGATGACCTTGGAGTATAACCTAAATGCTTTGCAAGTGATATAACGCTATCTCTCTTGACGGCACTATCAAGAAACATTTCGTTTGCTACCATGTTAGCATATACTGCATTATAGTGTGTATTATATGAAAGAACGTCTAGCAACGTATTCATCGCTGAACCTTCAAAGTTATAATCTTTGAAAGTCTCTTGTGACTTCATATATGATTTCAGATTTGTTTTTATATCGTTGAAATCTAGTTCTGTAACTCTTAATCTTTTTGTAGTTTGTGCCATTTATCTCGTCCTTACTAAAAAGGTCTCAAATACCTCGGACCCTGTGAAATTTACAACATAGAAAAAAATCCTCACTCTGTAAGTATTAGTATCTGCTTCATCAAATACTTGTACATCTTCAATTCTCGCTCTAGGTTCATGATTATCTATGACCTCACGAATTGACTTCTCTATTAATCTTCTTGTCATAGGAGTATTGTTCTCAAACAACAAGTCTGCAATCGATGAACCAAGATAAGGTTGAAAAGGTCTTTCAAAATACCTAGTCTGAATAAGTGATTTCATAGACTGCTTCACTGCTTCTACATCACTCTTACGAGCAACATCTGATGTAGTAGACAGTCTAGTAAAGTTAAAGTCTAAATCCTTAAAATCTGCGGTTTTTCTTGTTACAGTCGTTGCCATACTACTATTTATACCTCTTATCCGCCAGCAAATACGTTAGATGAACCAGTTGAGACTGAAGTGCAACCACTTACCTTATCACCAACTCTACCACAACCTTTATTGTTTACAAATACAGTTGATGAACCTGTTGCTATAGGTGCCGAATGTGTAGGACATGGTGGTTCATCAGGCGGAAGTTTATGAGTTGTATTCTTATCTCCCTGTCTGCTAATACCTGTGCCATTGCAAAACACATTGCTACTTCTTTGGTCTCTCTTAGGAGTTGAACAGTGTATTACATCTGCATCAACGCTGTCACCTCTACAAACTGCTGGCATTATAGTCTCTCTCTAGAAAATATCTCTCTAAACTTTGTGTGAAAAGTAGCAATCAAATCATG